AGGAGAGATGAGAGAAGAACTAGTAGAGATATTTGGAAAACCCGTAACTACAGGTAATCAATTCGAAACATTTTTTAGTGCCGCAAATTTTTTAAGATATACGAATTCACTAAAGGTCGTTAGAGCAGAAAGTGCAATAGTAAATGCTGGAGCAGACTCTGGTATACTAATCAGAGATGATGACCATTACTTAGATAGTTTTGCAAATGGAGAGGGTTCTCATGGAGAATGGGCTGCAAGAACAGCTGGAACATGGGCAAATGGAATCAAAGTAGAAATATGTGCTACAAGTACAGCATACGAACAAGATTTAAGTACAAATAACTTAGTAAACACATCAACATCTGCTGTCGGTGATACATCTATTATAGTAGATGACGCTGACGCTAGTGGTTTTGCATTTAATGTAGGTGATTTAATATCATTCTACTCAGATACATCAAATACAGTGGCAGTAGATGACTTTAACGAATATCAAGTTACTGCAATCAATACATCAACAAATGCATTAACAATTCGTTTAAAAGATGACCCTGCAGGTGCTGGTTTACAAACTGCAATACCTGATGATTCAAAAATTAAAAGACGCTGGAAATATGCTGATTTATTTACAGGCCCACCAGGCACATCACAATATAACACAGATAATGGTAAAGGGGCTGGAGATGAATTGCATGTTGTTGTCGCTGATGGTACAGGAGACATAACAGGATTCGATACAGATACAGCTGGAAATAGAACAAAAGCAGTTATTGAAACATTTGGTTTTATGTCTAAAAACTCATCTGCTAAATCACCACAAGGTGATAGTATTTACTACCCAGATGTAATCTTTAGACAGTCAAAATTTATCTATTGGACAGACCACACAAGTGCTGGTAGTAATTGGGGAACAGATACTACATCAACTTATACTGCTGTCATACCAGTAACGATTGATGAACTTACAGGTGGAACAGATGATTTCTCTACAACTGCTGGAGAGATTGAACTTGCATATGATAAGTTTAAAAATGCTGATACAGAAGATATCAACTTAGTAATAGGTGGTTCATCTAGTATTGTTGCAGACACAGCTGCAGCTCAAGATACGCATGTAACTATGTTGAAAAATTTAGTAGAGGGTAGAAAGGATTGTGTTGCATTTGCTTCACCATATCGTTCTGCTGTCGTTGGTGTTACAACATCTGCTAAACAAGCAAAAAATGTTGAAGTTGCTGCTGACTTAATACCAAGTTCATCTTACTTAGTGTTAGATAGTGGATACATGTACATGTATGACAAATACAATGATGTATATAGATTTGTACCACTAAGTGGTTCAGTTGCAGGACTTTGTGCAAACACAGATACAGTTGCTGATGCGTGGTTCTCACCTGCTGGATTTAACAGAGGAAATGTTAGAGGAGCAATCAAATTAGCATTTAACCCAGACCAGGCAGACAGAGATGTCTTGTATCAATCAAGAGTTAATCCTGTTGTAAACTTCCCTGGCCAAGGTGTAGTATTATTTGGTGATAAAACTGCTTTAACTAAACCAAGTGCATTTGACAGAATCAATGTAAGAAGATTATTCTTAACATTAGAGAAAGCAATATCTACAGCTGCTAAATTCCAACTCTTTGAATTCAATGATGAATTTACAAGAGCACAATTTAGAAACTTGATTGAGCCTTTCCTAAGAGATGTTCAAGGTCGTAGAGGTATTACAGACTTCTCAGTAGTTTGTGATACAACAAATAACACAGGTGAAGTGATTGATAGAAATGAATTTGTTGCAGACATATTTATTAAACCTGCTCGTTCAATTAACTTCATTACACTAAACTTTATTGCCACACGAACAGGTATATCGTTTAGTGAGGTAGGAGGGTAATCATGGCACAGATAGATGACTTTAAAGCAGAACTAGCTGGTGGAGGTTATAGAGCCAATCAGTTTAGAATAACAATTACACCACCTGCTGGAATTGCAATAGGATTAGATGTAAGAAAAACTTCTATTTTATGTAAGGGTGCAACATTACCCCCTATAACTATAGGTGATATTACATTAACATATAGAGGTAGGTCAATTAAAGTTGCAGGAGATAGAGATACTACTGGTACTTGGGATACTGAATTTTACATGGATACAGACTTTTCAATTCAAAATGCATTACAAAGGTGGAATAATGGTATCAACGATTTTGACACAAATTTAGGTGTTAATTCACTTGCTGATTATGCAACAGACTTAACTGCAGAACTATTAGACAGAGATGACACAGTATTAAAGACATACATCTTTAAAAATTCATTTCCGACTTCAATAACACCAGGTCCTGCATTAGATTCTTCAGCTGCAAGTGATATTGCAACATTTACTTGTACATGGCAGTATCAAAACTACTCAGTTAGTGGCGTAAACTTCTAATAGTCTTGATTTAAACCTTTATAAATAAAAGACAATAAAGGAGATTTTATTATGGCAGAACTATTTGGTTTTAGATTTGAAAAAATCAAAGACACCAAAAGTCAAGAAAAATTCACAGTACCCCCAGCTGATGACGGAACAGCCGAAATAGCAGGGGGTGGTTTCTTTGGTCAAGTTTTAGATGTAGATGGTAGAGATAAATCTGAACTTGATTTAATTCGTAGATATCGTGAAATATCCCAACAACCAGAATGTGATTCAGCAATTGAAGACATTGTAAATGAAGGTATTGTATCTAATGAAAAAGACCAAGCTGTTTCTATCACTCTTGACAGATTGGATTATCCTAAAAGTATAAAAAATAAAATAAGGGAAGAATTTGACCATGTGTTAAGTCTTTTAGATTTTGATGTCAAAGGACATGATATTTTTAGAAGATGGTATATTGATGGTAGAATTTTTTATCACAAAGTTATAGACAAAGAAAACCCTAAAAAGGGTGTCGTTGAAGTAAGATACATTGACCCTAGAAAAATTAGAAAAGTTAGACAAATTAATAAAAAAACAAAACCAGGTTCATCTATGGATTTAGTAAGAAATGTAGAGGATTATTTTATCTACAATGAAAAAGGATTACAACAAGGTCAGATGAACGAAGGTATTAAAATATCAGATGATTCTATTACATATGTACCATCTGGTATAATTGATATGAATAGAGGTCATGTTCTAGGATATTTACACAAAGCAATTAAACCAGTCAATCAACTAAGAATGATTGAGGATGCTGTAGTTATTTACAGATTATCTAGAGCACCAGAAAGAAGAATATTTTATATTGATGTAGGTAATCTACCTAAAATAAAAGCAGAACAATATCTAAAAGATGTTATGAATCGTTATCGTAACAAATTAGTTTATGATGCTTCAACAGGTGAGATTCGTGATGATAGAAATCATATGTCAATGTTAGAAGACTTCTGGTTACCTCGTAGAGATGGTGGTCGTGGAACAGAGATTACTACATTACAAGGTGGACAAAACTTAGGTGAAATAGAGGACATAGAATATTTTAGAAATAAACTTTATCGTTCATTAAATGTACCTGTTTCAAGAATGGAGGCTGAAAACAATTTTAGTTTAGGTCGTTCAACAGAGATTACAAGAGATGAATTAAAATTTACTAAGTTTGTACAAAGACTAAGAAAAAAATTCACCCCACTTTTTACAGATATATTAAAAGCACAACTTATACTGAAAGGTATTATTACTGTAGAAGATTGGAATAGTATGAAAGAACATATTCAGTATGACTTTTTACAAGATGGTCATTTTGCTGAATTGAAGAAAGCAGAATTACTACAAGACAGAATAAATGCATTAGGTTCTATTGAATCATATATCGGAACATTCTATAGTAAAGAATATGTACAAAAAAATGTTTTAAATATGACAGATGCTGAAATAGATGAAATGCAAAAACAAATTAATAAAGAAGCTGGAACTGATGTTGAGGATGGTGGTATTGATATGCCAGATGGCGGTGATGGTATTACTAGATATCCACAGGATGCGACAGGTTCATTTATATCCCATGATGACTTAGAAGGTAAGTCTGATGGTGTAAATAATAAAGGAGATAATGATGGCGGAAACTAAAGATATAATAGATGCTTTATCCACAGGTGATAATCTTGGAGCTGAGACAGCATTCAAAGATACAATCAAAAGTAAAGTTGGTGATGCACTAGAAACAAAAAGAAGAGAAGTTGCAAATTCATTTGTAAAATCTTCCGATGCAAAAGGAGAAGATGAGGGAGATGGCGAAGTTTAAAGATTGGTACATACCATTCTATGAAAAGGATGAGCACAAAAAATCTAAGGAATATAAGAAACTCAGCCCTAAGATGAGGACTGCAGTGGATGATATTTTTAGAATTATGGATGCCAAACCTTCAGATTTCCTAAATACTTTTGAAAAAACTATAAAACAGGCTAGTAAAAAACACAGGGTAAGAGAAAAAGACCTGATGCAATACTTCGAGCGAGAAGTATTGTCAATTTAAAGGGTAAAAAATATGTCATTTACAACAAGAACATTAAGAGACACAGTAGTAAATGCGGCTGGCGCTGGTGGAACGGTTACAGTATTAGTAAACATTCAAGATGATACTACAGCAAACAATGCTATTTTAGATGCTAGTGCACTAGATGGTCACGCAAATGGAGCTAAATTAGATATTAAGAAAATATGGTGGCAGCTAGTTCAAGGAACTGCTGATGATAATACTGGTCATGTGGACATTCAATTTAAAGGTGCTTCAGCTGACACAGTTGCAATTAGACTTGCTGGTACAGGACATTATGATGGCACTGCTGGATTAATTAAATCAAATGCAACAAACACATCGGCAACATCTGGTGATTTAGAGATGAGTTGCTTTGGAACATCTGGTTCAGTTATTATTGAACTAGTCAAAGATGAGAACTTTACAAGTTAAGAGATATGAATAAAGTAAAATTAATGTCAGAATCAACTTTACAAGATGTAGAGTATATTACTGAACAAAACGAAGACGGTAAAAAAAATTACAAGATAAAAGGTATCTTTATGCAGGCTGATATCAAAAACAAAAACGGCCGTGTGTATCCTATGGAAATACTTCAAAAAGAAGTTAAAAGATACAACAAAGAATTTATCAATGAGAAAAGAGCTTATGGTGAACTAGGACACCCAGAAGGTCCAACAGTAAACTTAGAAAGAGCTTCTCACATGATAACAGCACTATACCCAGACGGTAAAAATTTTGTAGGTGAAGCTAAAGTATTATCAACACCTATGGGTAATATCGTTAAGTCTCTCATGGATGAGGGTGCTAAACTTGGTGTTTCTTCAAGAGGAATGGGAAGTTTAGAACAAAAAAATGGTGCGAACTATGTACGAGATGATTTTTATCTCGCTACAGCTGCTGATATTGTTTCCGACCCTTCAGCTCCAAGTGCTTTCGTAGAAGGTATCATGGAAGGTAAAGAGTGGGTTTGGACACATGGAGCATTATTGGAGGCGGATTTAGTAGAGATGAAAGAAAGGATTAATACTAAAATTCGGAAAAAACAAGCGTTAGAACAGAATATAGAGTTTGCAAAATTCTTGAAAATGTTGTAATGTATAAATAATGACTAATATAGGATTAAATTAAACAACACATTAGGAGATTATCCGATGGCTAATGAAATCGAAAAAACTATTGAGGAATTAGAGGCAGAAGTCCTAAGTGAGCTCGAAGAGCAATCGGCAGACGCTCCAAAAAAAGGTGCCGCACCTGCGGAACCTGCATTAAAAGCTTCTGATGCTTCAAGTGTAACACCAGGTGGGGAAGTACAAGATATGGGCCCAGCTGTTACATCACCAACACAAGCATCTGGCCCTGGCACTCAAGCTGGTAAAAAAGCGAAAGAGGCTTCAGGTGATGCTGCTCAGAAGAAAGAAGGTAAACCTGATTCTATGGATACACCAAATGACGGCGAAAAGAAAGTTGCTAAATCTTTAGCAGCTGGAGATGAAGTCGAAATGAAAGATGACCAAGAAACTATTTCTGAAAAAGAACAAACTGATGAAGGCATGCATGATGATAAAAAAGAAGGTATGCACGGTGAAATGTCTAAAATGGAAATGATTAAAGCTATGAAAGACATGGAAACAGAAATGAAAGAAATGGACAAAAAAATGGTCATGTCAATGTATAATAAAATGAAAGAAATGATGGCAAAAGAAATGTCTCATGAAGAATCAGAAAAAGAAGCATTGAAAAAAGAAGCTGTAGAACAAAGAATTAAAGAAATCAATGTACAAGAACATGTTGAAGCTCTTATGAGTGGAGAAGGTGACTTGTCAGATGATTTCAAAAAGAAAGCTGCTACAGTTTTTGAATCTGCAGTTAAATCTAAAGTTCGCGATGAAGTCACAAGACTTCAAGAAAACTATGACAATGAGTTAGAAGAAGCTACTAAGTCTGTTAAAGCTGATTTAACAGAAAAAGTAGACACATATCTAAACTATGTTGTAGAAGAGTGGATGAAAGAAAATGAACTAGCTGTAGAAAGAGGTCTAAAAGGCGAAATCGCTGAAGACTTCATAGCTGGACTAAAACAGCTGTTTGAAGACCATTATGTAGACATCCCTGATGAAAAATATGATGTACTTCAAGCACAATCAGACAAGATTGCTGAGTTAGAAGAGAAAGTTAATAAAACTTTAGAAGAATCAATCAACTTTAAAAAGTCGAATGATGAACTAACTCGTAATAAAGTTATCTCAGAATCAACTTCTGATTTAGCTGACACAGAGATTGAAAAGTTCAAAGAGCTAACCCAAGATGTAGACTTCGAAGATGAAGAAAGCTTCAAAGGTAAACTTGATACTTTAAAGGAAAGTTATTTCCCTAAAGTTAAAAAGGAAGCTACTGAGACAATAGATAATGTAGAAACTGGCCCTGCACAGGACATTGACATGACGGATTCTATGGCTGCGTATACGAAAGCTATAAGCAATCATGGAAAAGGTTTTGACACGGGTGCAACTAAGTAAATTATAAAATAATAGGAGAAAACATATGTTTCAAACAGAAAGTCTTCAAGAAAAGTGGTCGCCAGTCCTTGCACATCCTGATTTACCAAAAATTGATGATGCATACAAAAGGGCAGTAACTACAGTAATTCTTGAAAACCAAGAAAAAGCTATTAAAGAAGACAGGAACTTCCTTTCAGAAGCAGCTCCAACTAACAAAACTGGTGGAGATGTTGAGAACTGGGACCCAATTCTAATATCTTTAGTTAGACGCTCAATGCCTAACTTAATAGCATATGATGTCTGCGGTGTACAACCAATGACAGGACCTACTGGCTTAATCTTCGCTATGAGAGCAAGATTCGCTTCTATGGACGGTGCTGAAGCACTCGGAGATGAAGCTGATTCTGGTTTCTCTAATGATGACGCAGCTGGGGACCTAACATCATCTGCTATGACAGGTTCAAACCCTGCAACACTAAACGATAGCCCATCTGCTGGTACATACTTATCACCAACTGGTATGAGTACAGCACAAGGTGAAGCTCTAGGTGATTCATCTGGTAACGCTTTCGCTGAAATGGCGTTTAGTATTGAAAAAACAACAGTAACCGCTGTTACTCGTGCTCTAAAAGCTGAGTATACAATGGAACTTGCTCAAGACCTTAAAGCAATTCATGGTTTAGATGCTGAGACAGAACTTGCTAACATTTTATCTGGTGAGATTCTTGCTGAGATTAACCGTGAAGTAGTTAGAGACATTTATGTTTCTGCTGTTAAAGGTGCTCAAGTAAACACAACAACTGCTGGTATATTTGATTTAGATACTGATTCAAATGGTCGTTGGAGTGTTGAGAAGTTCAAAGGTTTAATGTTTGCACTTGAAAGAGATGCTAACGCTGTTGGACAACAAACTCGTAGAGGAAAAGGTAACATAATCATATGTTCTGCTGATGTAGCGTCTGCGTTACAAATGGCTGGAGTATTAGATTACACACCTGCTCTAAACAACAACTTAAATGTTGATGATACATCTACAACATTCGCTGGTGTTATGAATGGTAGATTCAAAGTGTATGTTGACCCATATGCTGCTAATGTCGCTGCTTCACAATACTATGTTGTAGGATATAAAGGTACATCACCATACGATGCTGGTATTTTCTACTGCCCATATGTACCACTACAAATGGTTCGTGCGGTAGGTGAGGATACTTTCCAACCAAAAATTGGATTCAAAACTCGTTACGGTATTGCTGCTAACCCATTCCATACAGGAGTGATATCAGCTGGTACAGCAGAATCAACAACAATATCTGCAAATACTAACAAATACTACAGACGCGTTAAAGTAACAAACTTAATGTAAGATTGTTTCTTTATCCAAATGAATCGGGGCTCTTCGGAGCCCCTTTTTATTTCCTCTAAATATTCACATGAAAGATTTAGCAAAAATGAGGAGATAATAATTTTAAAAGAAAAAATTGAAATGTTTTTTATTGATATTATTTTGTGGGCTATTTTTATACCCATATTCATAATAAAATTTACATTATTTTCGCCCATAATATTTTTTTATTCTTTCATCAAAAGAATGACAGTCCACATAAGTAAACACATCTATTGATTTAAAAGAATAATCTATTACAGCACCATCACCAAACTTAGCACCCACACCAATATATGCCTTAATTAAAGATGGTAATTTTCTAAAAATATTTTCAGGCAAATTACAATGCGAGTTCATAGGTGCAATTTTATATCTTCTTCCTGTAGGAAAAACCATAATGTCTTCATCCATTAAGTGATATTTTTTTAAGTATGACAATTCATTAACAATTTCACCAGGATTTATAGTCCAAAAACTTGCACACCCAAATAGAACATCAATATTATTTGATACAATATAATTATATAAAGCTTTCCATAAAAGTTTTAATGCTGGAGATTTTCTATATTTGGGCAAAATACATGTGCGACCTAACTCTAAAAAATTATTATAATCTGTTGTTCTCAATAAATCTAAATCAAAACCCATTTGTGCAGAATAGGATTCATCTAATGATTCTCTATTATTATACTCTAATAAACGATATGCACCTATAACTTTTTCAGGTTGCCAAAAAGATTCTTTAACTTTTACAATTATGTGTTTTGCTTTATCATCATATTCATCTACTTCTCGTTTTTTAAACAAACCAGAAATTCTAGACCTAGCATCCAATTCTGTGCTAAAGACTTTAAATCTTAAATTTTGAGCTTGTTTGTCCTCTCTGTGAGAATCTGATTGTTTAACCGAAAATAATGGATATTTTATTGATTTTGATAACATGCAAAAATATTTATTTTAGGCATAGTGAGAATAATAAAAACTTCATTAACATTTAACATTACTTTCACGCTTGACAAAACTACAATATTAAGATATAATCCACAAATATAATATGGATATTTGGGTGTATATTAGTAATCTCTTATATTTACTATTTGTCCATAACAAATACTTGACAAAGTATGTACCACCTGATATAGTGGTATCAATAGTAATAATACTAAATTAGTATCTACTAATAAACTAACATATTGATTTTATTGAATAAAAAGTAAATGTTAGGGTTTTATTACTACTAAATACTATCATTGACAAACTAGAACGCCTGTCGTTCCCCCTTTGACAAAAGGTTCCTTGCGACACTTTGTCTAGTTTGTTGTAAGCCCATAGGGGGCACAGTAATCCATTCTTCTTGGGAGGAAATAAGAAAATGGGACAATTATTACTTAATATACGCTATCTACTAGCTCCGATTCTAATTATCGTTGCTGCTGCTGGTGTATTAGTAGGTGGTATCATGGCATGGCTTGGAGTAGTTTTACTATTCGTAGGTCTGTTAGTAGATATCGCTACTAAATTCGAAACAACAGGCGTTGGGTTTGATGAAAATGGCGACACTTTAGGTTGGCCAACTTTCCAAAACTTAACAATGTATTTCATGTTACCTGTATTCGTACTATTTCAACTAGTCATGGCTTGGAGAGTTTTCTCTTACATGTCTCTAGGTGGAGCAGAAGGTGCGGTAATTATGGAAATCATTCCTGGCCTACTAGTAATGCATGAAGGTATAACAGGTCTTAACCTTATCGGTGCAACACTATCATCTGGTATCTTTATTGGAATCGGAATCATTTATGGTCATGAGTTATCTCATACTAAAGGATTTGGATTTACAATTTCAAGAATGATGATGGCACTTTCTGGTTCAGCACATTTCTGTTACGCACATGTATACAATCATCATCTAGAACTTGCTAGTGAAGATGACCCAGCTACTGCACCTCGTGGTAGAACAATCTATGGTCACTATCCACTATCATATCTAGGTCAATCTAAATTTTTATACAACATGGAAAAAGAAAGACTTTCAAGAATGGGTGTAAACTTCATTTCTTGGCAAAACCGCTGGATTCGTGGATACTTAATGGCTGTTCCAACAGTTACATTATTCTTCATGGCAGGTGGTTGGGTAGGTATGGCTTGTCTAGCAACAATTTGGGTTATCTCAAACTTTGAACTAGAAGCACTTAACTACTTAGAGCACTATGGTCTAATTCGTGTTAAAGACCAACCTATAGACTACAGACATAACTGGGATAACTCAACTGCGTTCACAGCGTGGTTCTTTATCGAAATCGGCAGACAAGCTGACCATCACGATAGAGGAGAAACTCATTTCTGGGAACTAGAAAATGTCGGATGTCCTAACACAGGTTGGGGTTATTTTGTAGTATTCTTTATAGCACTCGTACCACCAATCTGGCATTGGTATATGAGAAAAAGACTAGCTGCTTGGGATGAACATTTCGCAACTGATGAGGAAAGAGCAATAGCTTCTAGAATCAATAAGGAAGTTGGTTACGAAGGTACACCTTTTGCGGGCGATGTTCTACAAGATGCTGGTAATGTAGACTTAGGTCTTCGTTCAGCTAAAAAATAATACTACTTTATAAATAGTATTTGAGAAAGGGGTTAGAGATGTCTACCCCTTTCTTTTATTATAAATAATACACTATGGTAACAGAAACATCACCACTAAACAGACAACCCACTAAGTTAGACTATTCAAGTCCTACACAGTTTCGTTTTCTAATAAATCAATTACCTAAAGTTCAATACTTTACTGTATCTGCTAATGTACCAGGTATAACACTAGGAGATGCAACTTACGCCACACCTCTAAAAGACATACCACTACCAGGTGAAAAATTAACTTATGATGATTTAAATATTACTTTTATTGTTGATGAAAATTTAGAAAATTATATTGAGATACATAACTGGTTAGCATCTTTAGGGTTTCCAAAAAATAGAGAACAGTTTAAAACACATAGAAGTGCCACATCCAATTTACCAAAAGCAACTGTTGGCACAAGTGGTGATATAGGTGATGTAAAACCAATAACATCTGATTCACCTATGTTTAGTGATTCAATCTTAACTGTATTATCTAACAAAAACAACCCTGTCGTAGAGTGTCGTTTTGAGGATTGTTTTCCTACAAGCTTAAGTAGTTTAGACTATTCACAAAATCAAACTGATGTTGAATACTTAACCGCAGAAGTAACATTTAAATACAAAATATACGAAATAAAAACACTATAAATAATTAAACAATATAATGATAAGGAGTGAACATGACCTTAGATGAGCTAAAAGTTCAAGTCGCAAATGACTTGAAAGTAAATGATGAAAGACTTGATACAGAATCTTTAAAAAATCAAGAACTATACACAAAATATCTAGACACCAAATCTAATTTTGAATTACTTATGTATAAAGCAAAAAGTGATTACAAAATATTATACAGACAAAAATGGGAATACTATGGTGGAAAAGCAGATGCAAAGATTTATGAAACTAAACCATTTGACTTGAAAGTATTAAAATCAGATTTATCAGTTTACATAGAATCAGATGAAGAAATCATAACCATAGAAAATAAAATAGTATATCTAGAAACTGTAATTAAATATCTTGATGGTGTTCTTAAATCTATCACATCTAGAGGATGGGATATAAAAAATGCAATACAATGGAAATCGTTTGAAGCTGGAATGATGTAATGATTGAGTTTGATTACAAGTTAGATTATAAAAATTTAAACTTTAAACCAAATGATACAAGATATCGTATTGGTCGTGGTGAACAGGGTGTATTATTAGTTAGACCATATACAGATGATATCTGTTACTATTGGAAGTTTAAAACACCAAATATTGCTGAAAAATCTTCAAGACAAATATATCACATGTATTTACATTATAAAAAAGAAGAGGACTTTGTGGGTATGGATATGTGTCGTAAATTTTTAGAAATGGGGTTTACAAGAGCAAGAAGATATGCCAATCACAGAGATGGTAAAAAGTATGATGAGTTTGGAAATGTAAAACCACAAGAAAAAGATGCTTTAACTTGTGATAAAGCTGAATCTGCAAGAATATTTAAAAAGATGAGAGATAAAGTTACAAGTGATGAAACATATAAAACAATGAGAAAACAATGGCGTGAATTAGAGAAACAACATGTATAATTTTTATGATAATTTTCTAGAGGAACATGTTGCACAACTCATAGACTTTGAAATGAAAGAAGTTAAATGGCAATATGATTATGATAGTAAACCAAATGGAACTCAAAAACATTGGCATGTATTCTGTGGACATAACATAGATGAATGTAATTTAAATGGATATGATTTTATAGAACCTATTTGGAATAATATAAAAAATATAGATTCTACATTAGAATTAGAAAGAGCATATTTAAATGCTCACACTTATGGAATAGAACCACATATACACAGAGATGATGGTGATGTTACTTTAATTTATTATCCTAGATTAGATTGGAAAATAGATTGGGGTGGTGGAACTGCCATTTATAATGATGATGTAACAGAGATAGAAAAACATTTTGTAAATAAAGGAAATAGAATAATTATGTTTGACGCTAACTTACCACATCAAGCACAACCAGTGAGTAGATTATGTTTTCAACTAAGAACATGCATAGTGTTCAAAACGAACAGAGTATAGAAATGCAAAATTATTATCGTTGGATAGGACACTACAAAAATATAGTGTCGGATTCCCTTTGCGATAGTATTGTAAATACAGATTTTAATTATACTGAATCAACATATTCAACACATCAAGGATTATCACCAGATAAAAAAAGAGTAGAAATGGATGAGATATGGATTCGTAACAAACAACCATTTTACAATGAACTAAAAGAAAGCGTATCAAATGTAGCTGACTTATATGCAAAAGAAGTTAAAAAATCTGATAGAGATTTTGTCGTTCAAAAGACAACTGATTTTAGACTGAATAAATATGAGAAAGGTGGATACATGAGTTTACATTGTGATAATATACATCATAGTCATGGTCAACAATATGGATATCCACAAGCAACAGTTTTATTATTTTTAAATGATGATTTTAAAGGTGGTGATTTTATTGTGTCAGAACTACATTTAAATATTAAAAAGGGTGATGCTATTATTTTCCCATCAAACTTTATGTTTCCTCATGAAGTTAAAAAAGTTACATCAGGTACACGCTGGAGTATTGTATCATGGTTGATGTGATAAAACATAGTTTATTTCCTACCATAATAAATTCTTTTGAATTTGACATGGATGAACAAGAATATAATTTAGTTATTAATAAATTAAATAATATAGAAAAATCTAGAGAAGAACTTATTATCCAAACACCAGATAATTTGTTTATTGATATACCAAAATTTGCAAATTCAATTGGTATTATAACTGAAAAAATATGTGAAGATTTAAATTACAAATATGAAAATATTGAAATGACAGGTATGTGGGCAAATAAATTAGTTAAAGGTGAGGTACATCCACCACACACCCATTCAAATAATATTTTTTCTGGCGTGTATTATCTAGAGGGTGGTTCACAAATACAATTTTTTGACCCAAGACCACAGGCAAGTGTTTTTCAAATAGATGTTACAAAGGTAACACAGTCAAATGCTAGTATGTTGGCATTTGATTCTCAAAAAGGTGGTGGTTTAATTTTTCCAAGTTGGTTAACACATTGGGTACCAGTAACAGATAAAACTAGAATTAGTATATCATGGAATATATTATTAAGAGGTGATTATGGACAACCAGGCACATTACAGAATTCACATATCTAAACTGAATGAAGTTTATTTAAAAATAGAATGCGATAACCCTGGTATCTGCTACGAACTAGTACAGTATTTTACTTTTGAAGTACCTGGTCATAAGTTTATGCCCGCATATAGAAATAAAATGTGGGATGGTAAGATAAGATTATTCTCAGATAAGACAGGTAAAATATATGTTGGTCTACTAGATTATATCAAAGAGTTTTGTGACAGAAACGAAATAGGTTATGACATTGATGATGATGTAGATGACACAAAAAATGTTGATAAAAATAATGTAGAAGATT